GGGCTCCGTACCGGAGGCTCTTGGATAGAGCTGCGTATCCGTCGACACTGTCACTGCGGTCGACTTTTACTGGGACCAGCGTCTGGACCTCCAGACGATGCAGTTTAGCATTCCAGCGGCCCGTGAGGGACGCCGGACCAGGACCCAAGAAGGAGATACGACCCAGCCCAGGACTGTCCATGGGCACGACAGGGAGTTTAAACCCTATCGCGCGCTCCACAGTGCGGTACATGAAGTCGGCCGCCCGCCAGTAACCTTTTAGGTACAACTGGTGAGCTGTGGCCGTCCATGAGACAATCTCAGTGGACTGCTTCCTGCCATGAGGAGGCGTGTGTCGGACGTAGACTGGTGTCACGTCCTGACCATTGTACGCATCCATGCCGCAAGACTCCCGGAAAAGTCCGGAATAAAATGTCTTGGACATATTGACCTTGCAGTTGTACTCCTGCAGGCAACTTATGACAGCTTCTGCTGACTCCACGGGAACGACAATGTCGTCCCCGTAGATGAAGACCTGGTCGACGGCTTCCAAAACCGACTTCCAGGTACAGGAGCGTTTCATCGTCCGCAGCTGGGCCAACACCACGATGGTGTAGAAGTACATGGCCTCAACCGGGAACGTGAGAGCAGATCCCATAGACGCGAACTTGTACAGAGGGGAGATCACTCTCCCATCTGGAAGTTGCGCGGCCGTCGAGCGGCACGCATCGACTAATGCCTTTAATTCTGGGCAAGAGTCGAACATACTCAAGGCGAGGCCATACGGCACTCGGTCCGATGCGTCGGACAAGTCCATTGTACATAGACTTCCTGTTCTCGACGAAGTCAACGCCTTCCTCTGGTTGACTGACTGGTCACGGAAATTAATGTGACCTTTTGTCAGTGGCCAGGAGTCGATCTGTTCGTACAGCCAGCCCCTAAGGGCTTGCTGAACGAATTGCATACAGACCGGCTCTATGGCGATGACTCTGGGAGCCTTCAAGGTCTTCGGAACGAGCACTACCCTAACGGGCTGCTCTTGTTCCGCTGCCACGAACGTAACCGTTTTCTCAAGGTGGCCAGACCACTCCTCGGACGCGCCTATGGGATAGGCGTTACCAAGAAATGGATAGACGTCCTCAAGACGTTCATGCCAGTACCGCCAAACATGCTTAGCGTTTCCACTAAGCCGCTCAGCAGTCGCACCGGGTCCATGCCGAGGAAGTAGCACGTCACTAGAAAAGCTAAGTAACATGCCGTCCCAGAGCACATTAGCAACAGCTGCGAATTCACTTCGCTGCTCCTGCGTCGGCGCAAACTCCTTGTTGAACTGCTCAACGAGGACAAAGTTCTCAACCGCCGAGCGCTCCCTCTCGGGAGTGCACGGTAGTTCCACCTTCTTGTAGAGGCCGGCGATCGCTCGCACGGCTTCACAGACGGCGGGGGTAATCCGTTGTGAGTCTTCATCGCTACGTAATACTCCTGTCTCAAGGTCAAAGGTTAACCCGAGCAGCCCCCGGAGAAACACCGGGCCTGCTCCGCGGAATCTCCACCTGGAGAATCGCGTGGGGTCTATCCTGCCCTCGGCTAGCGCTCGTTCGAACGCCTTGCCGAAGTCAGGGAGGGTAATCGTAAGGAACGATGTCCCCTCTGCCTTGACCCGTGCCCTGATGGTTTTCAGGTCACGTAAATCAGAGGCTTCAGCAGACACCTTGGCGGTAGCGTCTCGATAGACGTACTCCGCCAGCTCTAGTAAGACAACTTGAACCTGGCTTTTCACTGCGCCTCCTTTCAGAGGTGGCATGTCCAGACAGGCTCACAGTCCTACCGTACGGCGCGGGACTCGACCTAGGACTCTTGTCCGTAAATCTTGTCCATGAACGCGTCGTCCACCTCCGCCTTAAAGGCGGTCCAGAGGGCCTTTAACTCGGTCGCGTCGAACCCGTATTGCGGGCGCGACACGACCAGCTGCAGCTCCAGGGCTTTGAACTCCTGGCGCTCGGCATTGAGCACGTCGGCCACCAGCTTGTTCTGCTTCACTTTCACGAGAGAGCGCACGTGGGTCCCGGTCTCCCCTTTGGGGGCGGCCGCGTCCTGGTGCGAGATCGTCATGAAAAGCGTCGCGAGAGCATTCTGGTAGTCCGCCGCGCGCTCGCGCAGGCGAACCCGCGCGAGCGAGTGATTGGTCCCCGAGAGGGTGAAAACGATAGGGTCTGTGAACATGCTTGTCTCCTTAAAGCTTCAGTGACGGTTAAAGTCCACTCCACGTGCACACGTCGTCAGTGTGTACACTAGTAAAGGAGCGGAGCAGTGGACCACCCCACGCGAAGTGGCAAGGCTACGCCCGTGTAAGACCAAGCGAGCCCAGGATCGCAACTTGAGTGCCCGTAAGTACCGGGTTAGTCAAGGAAAACGCTAGAGCACCAGCCGACGAAATGCGACACTTCAGTTCATGGCGGCGAACCGCCTCGACCGCCACGTACTTCCCGTCCCAACCAAGGGACGTTGATACGTAACGATACTGATCGTAGGAGTGACGCATGACGTACATGTACTTCGCCGCGACTTGACCGGAAATCTGGTCCTGCAGTGAGAGGATATTATCCCCGACATTGCTAAACCAGTCGGCAAGCCACGTGTAAGGCAACACTTTCCACAGGACATGGGGCGTGATATTGCCCCCAAGTAAAGAGATAGTCTGCCTCGCCTTTCGAAGGGCGGGGTAGCCAGTCTCGAGCCCTGCATCGAATTCACTCCGATAGAACTTGAACAATCCCTCGTACCAGACTTGTGACCAGGTTTCCCGGAAGACTAAGTAATTCGTCGACCAGGACTGCCACCAGTCAGTGCCCTGTATAGGGCTGATACGAGATAGGGCGATACCGCCCTCATTGTGAACAAGGTCTTGAGAAGTGACAACCTCCTCGGGCCAGTAACGCTTCTGCCAAAGGTTGTTGCGCCGAATGGTGTTCTCGATATGTTCTTCGAGATTTATCACCACGTCCAGCACATCAACGATGTCCTTGACAAAAGGCCTCCAGCCGAACTGGTAGTTGAGAAAGTCACTGGCAAGGTCCTTAGGGGCCTTACGCAGATCATCAAGCTCTCCGAGACGTTTCCGTTGGTTCCTGTACTTGAAGTACTTTGGCGACGCCAAAAGCGCCTGCCATTTCCCCCTAGCGGAAGCAATGGTGTCACGAATCATCTTGGGGGACTCGCGCAGTTCTATGACTGCTTGAGCGAGTCCGGCCTTCTCAACCTTAGGGCGGAGCTTCCTCCAGCCCTCCGGTCCGAGGGAACCGAGATCTTCGGGGTTACGTACAAAGTCAGGGTCACTCACCCGACTACTGGCACCAGCCTCTTTAGGAAGAGGCGTAGACATGTACGCCCAGCCTTGGCTGAGCATCAGGCCCCCAGAATACTGGCGGGTCCACACATCTCCGGGCTCAAAGGCCCCGGTGGTGCTGTTGGGTTGAGTGATGTTCTTACCTTTGATGGTAAAGCCCGAGGTCACGTAATCAGGGTAGTACACTTTCACCGACACGAAGGGGCCGCCGCTTCGAAAGGGCGGACCTACGTGCAGTTCATCCGTCGTCGCCTCGACACGAAGGCCCGTGCGCGTACTCGCCGCTTTCACCTCACTCGTAATAGTTTTATTACGAACGGGTTTCAGCGCGTTAGTTCGCGTTAGGGTAGTCGTGCCGACGACGCGGAGAGACTGTTGTTCCGGGTCTCGTGTTCTAGTCCTGAGCATGGAGATCTCCTAAGTTAAAGTGTTGCAGGCAAGTGATAGGTTTTGAAGCGCTGCTGCTGACGCCTCGAGCCCCCTTAGG